CCAGTTTAGTTTTATAGAAAAGATAGTAAAGCGAGGTGAATTTGACACAGTGCGCATGCCGTATTTAGGCAAGTTTAGAGTTAAGCCCGCTAGAGTGAAATATTTAAATAATAAGAATGCGATTATTCAAAGAAGAAAACTTTCAGGTGATAGTTGAGCCCGAGCTTCGACTAATCTCAGAATTTAAACGCATAATTACTCGTGATCGAGACCGCAAAAAAAGAGGAGCTTTTAAAGAGCTGTCTTATATCTACTTTGTCTACGATTACAAAAGCCCCTATTTTATATATCCAGAAACAGAGCGTAAGATTCGAGTTCGTAAGGACTTAGAACTAGAGCCTGGTTGGATGGAAGACTCTGAGATGAAGGATGCTATTAAAAAGTACATCTCATTTTTAGATACCCCTGCTATTAAGTCTCTTATTGCTATACGCGAAGGTCTATTGTCTTCGGCTAATGTTATTGATGCGTTACGTATACGGATTGACCAAGCACTAGCAGAAACGGGGGATGAGGAAGAGCCTACAGACATAGGCAGTATTGTAAAAAGTGTTACACAGCTTATAGAGCTCAGTGAAAAGCTGCCTAAAGCTATTGACACTATTTCTGATTTAGAGGAAAAAGTTAAAAAGGAACAATCTAACGAATCCCGCATTAAAGGTGGTGGGAGCAAAGGTATATTTGAGGAATGATGAAAAAGCTAGGACAAATAATTGGCGGATGGAGTAATTTAATACTAGACAAAGTTGTAGGTGTAGACCCTGCTGTACGTAAGATGGCAAATGAGCGTTTACAAATTTGTGAATCTTGTCCTGTGCGTTCGGGTAACAGGTGCGATCCTAGTAAAGCAGGTAATCACGTAGAAACACATGCTTCCACTCCGGGGTGTGGTTGTATATTATCTGCAAAAGCTTTAGCTCCTAGTGCAGAGTGTCCGTTAGGTAAGTGGTAATATGTTTGTAAACACAGAAGAACTTAGAAGAGAAGCATTACACTTCTTAAAGCACGGCTATTACTGCCCAGAAACTCCTGGATCGGTAGGGCATTTTGAGTATTGGTCAGAACAACTACGCAGATGTAGGGAAGGGTACTCTGTCGGAGACACTCACATTACAGGTCATCACTATTTTTACTTAAACTTTTGTCAGATCAAGCTTACACGCTTGGGCAACGAAAAGGTCGTAAAGAATGCGACTAAAGTGGTAAGCTTTCCAGACTTCTGGGACGGAGACTACGAATTCTTTAATGCATTGCAGCACGCACGTAACGAAGGCAAGCATATGATTGTAGGTAAAGCACGTCGTAAAGGATTTTCTTACAAGAACAGCGCAATTGCTGCTAATATCTACAATACAGAAAAAAGTAGCTACACATTGCTTTGTGCTCACGATAAGAAGTACCTATATCCAAAGGGGATCATGACAATGACTGTAGATCACATGAACTTTTTAAACGAGAACACTGCCTGGGCAAAAAGACGACAAGCTGTCGACAAACAAAACCATAAACGGGCTAGTTTTTTTGAGTATCTCAATGGTCAGCCAGTAGAGAGAGGTTATAAGTCGGAAGTAGAGGCTTTGACATTTAAGGATAACCCGGATGCTGCAAGGGGAAAAGATGCAACGCTCGTAATATTTGAAGAGTGTGGTGCTTTTGATAACCTCAAGGATTCGTTTATGGCTACAAAGCCTACGGTTGAAGATGGGGGTGTTACAACGGGTCAAATGATTTTATTTGGTACGGGTGGTGATATGGAAGGAGGTACTATCGATTTTGAAAGTATGTTTTACAATCCTGATACATACAATTTGTATGCCTTTGATAATGTCTGGGATGAGGGTGCACAGGGTACAAGCTGTGGATTCTTCTTTGCTGATTACAAGAACAAGGTAGGGTTTATGGATAAGTTTGGTAATTCGTTAGAATCGGATGCTAGACTTGCGGAAGAAGCTAAACGTGAAAACATTAAACGCACTTCAAAAGATGCGGGGGTTATTGATAAGCATGTTACGGAATATCCGTTCAATCCTAAAGAAGCCTTCCTACAAAAAAGCGGGAATGTTTTTCCTACTGCTACTTTAGTGGAGCATCGTAATAACATTATGCGTACTGGGGTGTTTAAAAATATTGGTGTTAACGGATATCTAAACGAGTCTACTTCTGGAGTCAAGTTTAAACCTAATGAGAATGCAATACCTGTATTAAAGTTCCCACACGACAAAGGATCTAACGTAGAGGGTTGTATAGTCATGTATCAAACGCCATATAGAGATGCAACAGGTGAGATACCCAGTAATCTTTACATTATTGCGCATGATCCCTATGCACAAGATGGTGGTAGTGGGAAATCATTAGGATCTGCGTATGTTATCAAGCGTGTTAACCCGTTATCAAAACCAGACGACATGCTTGTAGCTTCTTACGTAGGAAGACCGCAAACACAGGATGAGTTTAACTATAATTTGTTTTTACTTGCAGAATACTATAATGCACGTATAGGTTTTGAAAATGACCGAGGCGAAGTAGTTCCTTATGCTAAAAGAACAAAAAAAATAAAGTGGTTGTTGCCTGAACCAGAAATATTTAGTAAAAGCGACGGAGTCAGTATCAGGAAGTTAGGTCGTACTTATGGTACTTCCATGGGATCTAAAGAACGTAAGGGTCAGGCAGAGATATACTTACGAGATTGGCTTAGAACTCCGCGTGGGGTTTCGGAGTCTGGCGAAAAAAAGTTAAATTTGCATTATATTTACGACTTAGCATTATTAGATGAGCTTATTAAGTATAACCGTCGCGGTAACTTTGATAGGGTTTCAGCACTACTTGTAGGCATGTTTAATTTAATTGCACTATTCAACCGAACAGTTGAAAAGGCAGAAGAAGAAAGTGTGACGAGTAATGAATCTTTTTTTAATCGTGAATTGTTTACGTAAACTTTTAAATAATGCCGTTAATTCCAAAACAAAAACTACCTACTTCTAAAAAGAACCAGCAATGGGGAGAGAAGTGTGTAGAAGCATATATCGCGGAGTCTTCGTTTTCTTCTACAGACAAAGCAGGTCTGGTTGATTTGTATGAAATATACAACGGTGAGATGGACGAGAGCAAGTACAATTATGTTACTAATCCGTACAACTCTGAAAGCTGGAAGAAAAGAAACTTCCCAGCAAAGCTTCGTAACTACAATATTATCAAGCCTGTAGTAGATTTACTTTTAGGTGAAAAAGCAAAGCGTCCCTCAAACTATCAAGTAGTGGTACGTAATGCTGACACGCACTCTCGTAAAGCAGACGAAATTCATAAGCAAGTGCTTGGCTCTTTGCAGCAAATGTTTATTAACGAACTTAATGCACAGGGAGTAGACACAGGTATAGAGTCACAAGAAACACCTACCCCAAAAGAAGTAGAAGAGTTTATACACTCTAACTATAAAGACTCTAGAGCTATTATTGGTCAGCAGTCTATGGATTACATCCGTGACTTTCTAGATCTTGAGGATAAATTCCAGAAAGCATTTTTTGACTGGTTGATTACAGGTACTGTGTATTCGTACAAAGATGTTTGTATGGATGAGGTAGAGTTTGAAGTTGTATCTCCATTAGACATAGATTACCAAAAATCTCCAGACACTGAGTTTATTGAAGATGGTGATTGGGTCGTGAGACGCAAAATAATGACTACTAACTCAGTTGTAGATTCTTTCTATGATGTACTGACACCTGAACAAGTAGATGACTTAGAGCGTCCCTCACAGCGTCGTGAAGGTGGTGGTTATTTAGGAGCAGCATTAAACCCTACACACGAGCAGGATGATACTGACCGCTATGTAGAGGTAATGCACGTAACGTGGAAATCATTTCGTAAGATCGGGATATTACTCTACACAGATGAGTTTGGATTCGAGCAAGAAATGGAAGTAGACGAAACTTACAAGGTAGACAGAGACGCAGGTGAAAGTTGTCAGTGGTTCTGGGTTAACCAGGTATGGGAAGGATATCGTATTGATGGTGGCATTTATGTGAATATACAACCCTTTGAGGTACAACGTCCTTCTATGACAAACCTCAGCTTATGTAAATTACCTTACAATGGTCGCAATTATTCTAACCGTCATACAGATAACATTTCCATTGTATCTATGGGTATGCCTTATCAGATTCTTTATAACGTATTCCATTACCGTATGGAACTTACTATGGCAAAGAATAAAGATAAAATTGCACTTATAGAGATGAACACTATTCCTAAGCGTCATGGCTGGGATGAGGAAAAGTTTATGTACTATGCAGATGCAATGGGTTTTGCATTTATTGACTCTACTGCAGAAGGTAAGAATCAAGAGCGTGTAACATTTAACCAGTACCAAGTTCTGGATATGTCGCTCTCACAATATATTAATGCTCAGTTCCAACTACTACAAGCTATTAAGCAGGAGTGGGAAGATCTAGTAGGTATTACACGTCAACGTAAAGGGCAGGTAATGGCTTCTGATGGGTCAGGTGCTACAGAACGTGCTGTGTTCCAGTCGTCTGTAATGACGGAAGAACTATTCCGTAAGTTTGAAAAATACGAAGAAAAAGAAATGCAAGGTCTTTTAGACTGCTCTAAGTTTGCTTGGCGCGGTGGTAAAAAATCATCTTACATCACATCTGATTACCGTAATGAGCTTTTAGATATTGACGGTCAGGAATTTGCGGAAGCAGAATATGCGGTGTTTGCTAAGAACTCAAGCAAAGAGAATACTAAACTTGAAACTTTCAAATCACTTGCACTGTCTTTTGCTCAAAACGGATCTCAACCATCTACAGTTGCAGACATCCTCGACACTGATAATTTCTCTAACATTAAACGCCTCGTTAAAACGGCAGAGTCTAAACAGCAAGAACTTGAACAACAAGCCAAGCAAGCTGAACAACAAATGCAAATGCAACAAATGCAAATGCAGCAGCAAGCTGCCGAAGAAGCAAGAATCTTCGAGTCCGCTGAAAAACAAGCTGATAGACAAAACAAGCTAGACGTTGAAGCAATGAAGATTGCAGGGCGACAAGTAGATCAAGACTTAAACAACAACGGTATTCCTGATTACATGGATATACAACGTGTTGAAATGGAACGCCAGCGTATAGAGTCTAACGAACGCTTGCAGACTAGAAAGCTTGATATCGAAGAGAAAAAGGTAGACAAAAAAGAATAAAACATATAAAAAGTTTATATTAAAAGGCTTTTTAGTAAAGCTTATTAACCCCCTTTAATTACTTAATTTTACAGCAATGAGTACAGAAAAGTTAGATTTAAGCAAGGTTAGTGTTAGCGATATCTTTAATGATAACGGTCCAACACCAGAACCTGTGGCAGAAACTACTGAAGCAGTAGAAGATACACCACAAGACGAACCTCAAGAGGAACAACCTGTAGAGGAGCCGCAAGAAGAACTTCAAGCGGAAGAAGAAACACAAAATGTTCAAGACACCGAATCTGCAGAACCAGAAGAAGAGTCTATTATTAGTGAGCTTCAAGCAAAGCTTGGCTATGAATTAGACGGAGAGTTTGATGAAAGCATTGACGGCTTATTAAACTTTACTAAAGCAAACGCAGAAAAGATTGCTCAAGAGCAAATGCAGAACGTGTTTAACGCATTCCCAGACGTTCAAGAGTATCTAAACTATAGAGCAAACGGAGGAGACGCTAAACGATATTTCCAGACTGCTACGCCTGAGCGTGATTTTGCAGCTATGGAAGTCAAGGAAGGCGATGTGATGACTCAAAAGCAAATTGTAGGGGCATTCTTAGAGACTCAGGGATTTGATCTTTCAGAAGTACAGGAAACTTTAGAAGATTACGAAGACGCTGGTATATTAGAGCGTCATGCTAAAAAAGCATTAACTCGTCTACAAGACAAACAGGTTCGCGACAAGAAAACACTTATTGAACAACAGCAACAACAAGCTCAACAACAAGCTCAACAGAATGAGCAGATGTGGAATGAGATTAATGGTCTTGTTCAGACTGGAGAGTTAAAAGGACTTACTGTACCAGAACGAGATAAAAAGCGTTTCTTCGAATGGATGGCAACACCCATTGATCAGAAGGGTAACTCTCAAAGAGCAGTTGACCGTGAGAACCTAGATCAAGAAACACTTTTAGCACTTGAATACATCGTGTATAAAGGTTTTGATTTATCAAAACTGATATCTAACAACAATACAACACAGAAGGCACGTTCCTTGCGTAGTAAACTATCGAAAGGAACGTCTAGTAGCAGCAGAATGAAAAGTAGCAAACCCGGTTACACTAAAGCAATTAAACTACCGGATTTAAAAGACTTACTTTAATTTTTAATTTTTAATACTTAAAAGATCATGGCAGCTGATAATTTGAAAAAATTACGCCTGTATCAGGATACTTTCAATGCAGAGGGTATGACCGACGAAAACTCGTTGGCAAATGCTTTGTTGACTGAGCCTGATAAATTGTCTCCAGTATTGACCCACCTAGCGGGTCAGGAAGACAAGCGTTTCCCTTTATCTTTCTTAACGGAAGGTATGAACAATGTCAAGTACATTAATGACATTGAGTACGATTACCCAGTAATGGGTCGTCTAAACAAGAGTGTAGTAGCAGTATCTCTAGATGCAGGTACTGGTGTATCTCACTCTCGTTTTAAAATAACATTTGCTGAGCGTTGGTTCGTAAAGCAATACATCATTGAAAACCCTGCGGGTGTTCAAATGCGTGTAATGGAGGACCCAATTGAGGTTCAAAGCGGATGGCAATACACTGTTCAGTTAGTCACTTCTGACTCTTCTGAAGCTGTAACCACTGCTGACGTTGCAGGTAAGCAATTCGTACAATTGTTTGCACCTACTGCATTCTCTGGATCACGTGGTAACGAAAGCAACTGGGTAGCGCCTTCTAAAATGCGTAACCAGATCTCATTAATCCGTAAGTCATACCGTTACGAAGGTAACATGCCTGACCGTGTGGTTAATGTAGAGCTTAACGTAGGTGGTCGTACTACTAAATTGTGGTATGATTTCGAAGAGTACCAGCACATGCTACGCTGGAAAGAAGAGACTGAATACTCTCTTTGGTACTCTAAGTACAACCGCGACACCGACGGTGTAATTCACTTGAAAGATGACAACGGCAAGCCAATTCCATTGGGTTCTGGTGTTATCGAGCAGATTCCAAACGTAGATACTTATTCTGAGTTGACTGCTACTAAGTTGAAGAACGTTGTTCGTGACGCTCTCTATGGCGCTTCTGACGCTGCTCAAATGAACATCGTATTGTTCACAGGTTTGGGTGGTCTAGAAGAGTTTGACAAAGCAATGAAAGACGAAGTATCTAGCGGTTCTTACATCAAGAACACTGATCCTTCTAGCTTCATTACAGGCTCTGGTGCTAACTTGCAGTTAGGTGGATTCTTCACTAGCTACAAGCACATCGATGGTCACGTAATTACTGTACGTCACTTGCCTTTGTTTGATCACGGTGCCCGTGCATTGAACTCTGACAAACACCCAGTAACAGGTCTACCAATGGAATCATACCGTATGATCTTCTTGGATATGAGCTCTTACGATGGTGAGCAAAACGTAGCTATGGTAACCCGTAAGGGACGTGAGCTAGTTCGCTGGGCTGTTGCAGGTGCTTCTGTGCCTCCAGGATTCTCTGGTAACGCATTGCGTGCTAATGACGTTGATGGTGCTTCTGTACACTTCATGAAGGAGTCAGGTATCAGCATTCGTCGTTCAACAAACTGTTTACACTTAGAGTGTGTACGTTCATAACAATTAGGGGTTTAGGGGGAGTTAGCTTAGGCGCTCCCCCGAAACTCCATTTTTAATTTACAGTAAAACCCCAGAAGATGGCATCTAGAATAATTACAATTAAGCGTAGAGAGAATACTACTAACCTTCCTGATCACGTATACGCAGAGAGCAAACGACGCATAGGTAGCGTGTTTACTAAGACTGGCGATATTTATACAGGTCTGACCTTTTCAGAGCAAAAGAAGTTTTTACCATACATTTTAGGTGTGGATCCAAATGACCCCGCATTTGGATCCACACCTAAAATGTATGGTAAAAAC